AAGCATTTCCCCAAAGGAATTACCACTCATACCGAGTGTCTTTGTTAGAAAAGCTTTAAGTGAAATCACAGGATTACCCTGCCTAAGTGCTTTTTTGGTTGCCCAAAATTCCAACCGAGTGCCGTCACAGTTTTCTAAATCCGCGTCAGTAATATCAGATTCTAAAACTGCTTGTGCTTTACAGTTGAGACGCACAATTTGGTTTTGATTTTCACCAACTCTATCCGTACGATAACTTGTGATAACAAAATCATAACTGCCTTCGGGCAGAGTGATTGTTTCAGGTATATCATCAGGACTCATTGCTAAAAAGTCGTTAACATCAGCCATTATTTGCCTCCCGTTTTGATGTTGATTACATTATCCTTAGTGGATAATCTTTGTCGAGCATTTTTTTGAATCGAATCAAATAATTTCGCAAGATCTAATGCAGTATTAGGCTCAATTAATTTTGGAGCCGTTACCTTTAGATCCATGCGATGATCCGATACCGTACGTAAAGTTCGCTCGACACCTTTACTAGAACTTCTAGTATCTATTCTGCATACACAGTTAAAATATCTACCAATTTTAGTAGACAATTTTGAACCGACACTAGTTGGATATGCTTTCGACACACCCATATCGCCTTCCATGTATTGCATATGTGTTGTCACTACCACATTACACGGAACTTCTGAACCCGTAAGGTATTGAATGATGTGCTGAACATCACGCATGGCAGTTCCCCACTCGGGTTGACTAGCTTGATCAGTTGGCTTCTTGTTATTAAATACAAGTGCCCCCCTTAAAGCCGCCTCACCCATCAAGGTTAAACTGTCAATCACCAGCACATCTTTAGATGTCCATTTACTTACAGATCCAAACTCTTCTTCCTTATCTTTCCAATTGGAAATAAGGTTAACCCCTTTACGAAAAGCATCCGCTTTCCCTATCGGGTCTTTCAATGTAACATAACTAACCTTGTCTATCGCATCTGGATTAAGAAATTCTGGAAGGATAGCCAAGCCATCATCATAATCTAAGATACGCAAATTGTATCCCGCATTGGCTAATGCCGATAATGAAGCCGTCTTTCCCGAACCACTATCACCCACGAGTAACAGTTTAGTTACATCAGTTGATATATGATCTTTAATACTTGCCATGTTTTTATCTCCTATAATTTTCATAGTCTATCATAAATAAAATAATTGTCAACAATTATTTTTTTCGTAACTTTAATCCTAAACGGATACGCCTACGATTGCGTCTCTTTTTAGAGCCGACCTTACGCCTGCCCTTATGACCTTTTCTTTTTAAGTCTGCCTTACTCATTGACCACAATAATTAGTATACACAGCCACTACTCAATAAGATACACAACAATATAATTACTGTAATTAATATTGTTACTTTTTCAAACCACATCTTTAAACCTATACATAAAAATTAATCACTCCCGTTAAAAAAATTGAAAAGGCAATGGCATTAATAAATATAATTGCTCTGTCATTCCACATCATACCCACAATAAACCAACCAAACACACCCATTGCATGAAAGAATAAATTGTATGGGGATATATCTAAAGATGTTAATACCATACCAATTAATAATATAAAACTACTAACCCATTTTATATACCATGTTAAGCCACCCGTGGGGGTAATTTTATTAATCATTTTTCCCCTGGTTCTGCTTGTAATCTTCTTCATCATCATAGTCCTCATGCATTGGGCATGGTATAGGCTCCAACTTGTCCTGCATCTCTTCGGAATGAGTTGGCATTTCATCTAAGAATTTATTTTTTTGTTTCTTCTCATCCGAAGTCATAAAGAACCCCAGCTTCCTTGCAATTTTCTTGAAAATTAATTTAAGCTTATCACTCTTACTCATTATCCACTCCCTTTTAAAATTTCATTTACAAAACTTTTGTCATCTTTCTTTTCTTCATATTTAAATTTAGCATAACAATATTCACATACTACATATCCTTTATCAGTTTTATCCGTACTATCTACTTTATTATCAAATGTATAATACACAATAGGATGGTCATCTGCACAAGAAAATGTTTTTGTATGAATTATTTTAGGTTTCATCTTTGATTTTTGGTGGTTTGCCATAAGGATAAATTTTTCTATGTTCGATATAACTCTTATGTCTTTCCCACCAATCCTCTTCTTTCTTTTTCTTTTCAACATTAGTAATTTTATTATCTTCCAAAATTTTTATAATCTCCTCAGTTTTCATTTGTTTTTCTTAAAAATATTTTCATCAACGTGAATAACATTATCCACTACTAGATCAGCGTGAGGTTCCCTCATGAAATCCTCATCCAATATAATTTTTCTATGGTCGGGAGATTCCGCACACACTTCCCTAAACTTACATCCACCATAGTTTCCGCATGACGTAAAGTTAGCAGGATAATATTTGTTACTACTATATGCATCTGCCAAGCCAATGGCATATTGGGCATCCGTATACCATTCATCGATGGATGGCTGTGACACATTGAATACACTTCTATTAAACCTACAGAAATTAACTCCCGTTTGCACAGCGTCAACAATAAAACCTGCAATGTCCAACCCCAATATATTTCTCGCCGCCCATATGTAAGCATAGATCTGATTGTTGGGCTGAAAGTTTCTAAAATATAAATCCGTCAATGAAGTCTTGGTAGTCTTGGTGTCGCACAGATACAAACGATTATCCAACTCCACAATTTTATCTATTCGACCCGACAGCCTATGTCCCTCACCACCAAACGGCACCTCAAATCTCTGCTCTAAACAGGGGGCACCATTGGGCATGGTTGCAATTTTTAAATTGTCTTCCCAAAATTCTTCCGCTCGCCAAACAATAATTCTCATTCCTGCCTCAAACCCACGCGCCTTGTCGTCTGACTTTTTTAAATCTTCCCCGCATTCTTTTATGATGTGAGTCATTGCTTCAAGCACAGCTTCCTCTTTACTTTTCTTTTCAAATTTACATCTGTCTAAAATTTCAAACCCATCGTGGATCGCTGATCCAAATCCCGTAACGGGAGCATACATTTTTAATTTATATCCCGACAGATTAGTCAACCTATAAAGTCTAGGACACGCCAAAAATGTAGATAGACTTGAAGAATCCCAGATTATCTGACGAGGATTATCATTGTCATAAATATATTTTTTTAATTTGACTGGCTGTTTCACCACACACTCCTTTAATTAAAATAACAACAAAACTATACTCATTATAACCAATGCCGTTATTAAATATAGAAACAGTTGAGTATGTTTTATCATAAACTCCCGTTCCTTTTTTCTTCTATCGTTTCTTCGGCTCATTTTTTATATCTCCATAGGTGTCTTGAAAATGCCGTTGAAGTACACTCACCCTATCCTCAGCCATTGCCACCTTGTCCAATAGCTTAGCCATTTCTTCCGTATGTTGTGGGTGTTCCCCAATTCCCACAGAATTTTCAAAATAAATTTGCAAGATAGCTTTGCTATCCAACACATCTGCCTTGGCTTTTGCCAACAAGGAATCATATAAGATTTTGGGAATGTGATTATACATTATCTACTAGCACATCCATAATATTATCCCCCGCAGGTTCGGGCGCTTTTGTTCTGGCGGCTTTTGCTGTGGGAACTTTCCCTGCTTTCTCAGCTGCTCGTATATTTTCCCTAGTCTTTTTTAAATAACTGATGATGGTCTTAATATCTTTCTCATTATCTGCTAATTCAGTTGGATCTTTTTCCAACAACTCCGTTGGTATAACCAATTCCTCTACTGTTTCTTTTTCTTTTTTCTTAGGCATATCTTTATCCCTTTAAATATATTAAAATAACCAAAGCAACCACGCTTATGGCTAATAAAATTCCAGAATAATCTTGAAAAAGTTCTATCATTCTTCACCATCTGCTCCGTCAATAGTATCCCATTGGGGTTTGATAGGTTGATTGGGCACAAGTTCCACAGATAAAACTTTGGCATCTGGAATTGTAACTAATGTTCTTGATAATTTATTTGACACATAAGTTCGGGAAGGTTTATCAAATTTCATATTCCCTTCCATTATTTTTTTCGCGGCTTGTTCTTTATTCCTAGCCTCCACTTCCCAATGCTGTGTAAAACAATGGGATGTCGTTACATCATACTTCATCACACATTTCTCCTTGTATCATTTGCATTCTATATTATTTACAAACATATGTCAACAATTATTTTAATGCAAAGTTTTTTTAGTGCCAGAAAATTCCCAATCATCAAAAGGATCTGGTTTTAATCCAGCTTTTATGGACTCGGCAATATCCTTTTCCATCAACTGTCCGAAGGTGGCTACGTTGTGCATAACACCCGCGAATATTCTTATGGTATGGTAACTGCCCCCTTGTATCATTGACATACGCAATCCCAATTCTATCAAAGCACCATTCACTACCTCTAGTGGATACTTATCTGACATTTTCTCTATAGAATCACGCATTAAACCAATGCACTCCATAAACATTCTATCTTTTTCAGTTTCTTTTATCATAATTTCTCCCCCCTTTCATCCGTTAAAATTAAAGGTTTCTTTTCCAACGCAGATGTTATCATAATTCCGTCTACATTACTAGTCAAAACTAAATGATTATATTTATTCTCATCCACATTTTCCTTGTCTTTCATCTGTTCCCTAAACGCTTTGATATATTTACACATACGCATACGCATGGCAAAAGATTTATCGTTACTTATAAAAACAGACGGCGTATCTGCGACACTATTATCTAGGTGTTCTACGGCTTTTTCCAAAGCGTTTGAAATATCTGTCGACAGCA